GTTGGAACTACGCGACGGACAAACTAAACTTCCCTACAAAAACATCCGCATACATGCAAATGGAGCCAAATGAATCTGGACAGACATCCAAAGATGCACGAGAAACGGTTACCCAAGAACAACATGTGTCTCGACCTTTAGGTTCTAATGCCTTAGACATTCAAGATGCGGTTGCTACGGTTAAATCCGTAACTGAGCATAAACACGTGGATTCTAAGATATTACACACATCTAGCGATGGTTTGTTACCAACTATAAAGAATTATTTAGCCAAACCTTGTATAGTATCTTCGGGAACGTTAACCACTAGTGATTTACCTTCGTCATTTACTAAGTACGCTACGACTTATCCTCTAACATATGCCAAGGCATATAGGGATAAGATATCGGCGTCACTTACTATGAGATATACGACGGTAATCACTTTACAGATTAATGGTACAAGATTTCAACAAGGTTTGTACAAATTGTGCTTTTTACCAACTGGTGGTATGCTCAGGGATCCATCAGAAACAGGCCAACTCAACAGATACCTAAGAGATCATGCAGCAAATCGTTCGCAGATTTCTCAACTTCTCAGTGCAGATTTTTATATCAATTCAGATACTTCGGTTCAATTGCGTGTTCCTTTCATTTCAGCATTCCCAGGAGCCACTATAGTACATGATCCAAATGTACCTGTCATAGGTGATCCTGGAGTATTTTTTATATATCCATACTCTCCTTTGGTGGCTGTAGAAGGGAATACTTCTGCCACATATACTCTCTGGGTACATTATGAGGATGTAGAGATTCTAGGAAATACAGCACCTACTTCCGCCCCTATAACTGTGCAGGGCAATTTTACGCGACGTCTCCAAAAGAAAAAGAATGTAGATATAATGGAGGCAGAGACTCACCAAAATGGTCCTATCTCTGCCCCATTACAAATCATTTCCGAAGCTTCAGGAACCCTCGCTAAAATTCCCTTGCTTTCGGGTTACGCAGGGCCGTTATCATGGGCTACAGCTGCTGCTTCACGCGCAGCTTCTGCCTTTGGTTGGTCTAGACCTCTACAATTAGATTCTCTGTCCAGAATGAAGAATATGTATTTGAATTATCTTCCCAACTCAGATCAAAAAGATTACTCCACTCCTCTAGGTTTATTGTCAACAAATCATATCAATGTGTTACCTGGTTTTTCAGGAACGGACGTTGACGAGATGTCTATTGACTACTTTAAATCCATTCCTGGATTATTTAGAGTAGACTCGTGGACGAATCAAAACGCTCAAGGAGCGCTATTATATTCCATAAAAATTGCTCCAGGAGAATTTAGATACACAGGTGCAGGTAGTATTTCAGGCCACACCAACTTTACTCCTGTAGGAATGTTATCAACTATGTTCTCTCAATACACCGGAGGATTCGACATTCATATGAAATTTGTTAAAAC